CAAGTTGGCTCGCATAGCGTATGTGCCAGTTGCGGGGCTGCCCAAGTAGTACTTGAGACGTGCAGTGAGGTGATCGTAGGTGAACAGGAGACGGTCGAACTCAGCCGGGGCGTACCATGTGTTAGCACCGGTCTGGTAGCCGTTGTCGTTACTGGTGACATACATGCCCCAGTTAGTTCCGCCGCGACGTAGCGTGATGTGGTTTCCACCTGATGAGAACAGTGACATCCACAGGGCGTCAGAGACGTGCTCGACACCAACTAGCGTGATACCCACTGACCATGACTTAGTCCAGTCTAGTACGTCTTCAGAGCCGCCTGCAAGAGTAGGCAGTGAAACGTAGTCGTTAGCTCCATCGAGTTCGATGAACTTAGGTGACTGGTTAGCTGCTGCTGACAGTTCTGTAATGTTTACGAAGTCCAGCAGGGTGAAGTCATATACCATAATGCCTTCGCCCATCATCAGGACTGCGTTGACGACGCCCGGAGTAGGGACGTAGTCGCCGTTAGCGACTGAAGCCAATGCCTCATCCTTAGATTTAAAGAAGCGTGAGAAGCTGTTAAACTCGGCTCCTGCGCCACGCAATGATAGCGTATCTACGCCTAATGTGTTTATGATGTTAGTCATGATTATCCTGCCTGTAAGTTTATTACGTAGAGGCTGCCTGTTGCCAGTCCAGCGCGTAGTCGGTGTGAGGGTGTAACGCCATCGGTGACGATGTCGCCTAGCAATATGTTTACACCTTCGTTCATTGTGTTAAGCTCCGCAGCCGTAAGGGTATCACCCTTTGACTTAGGAGGTATGTTGGTTCGTGTTATGTTTGACATATCTTATCCTAGTTTGAGTGGTAATTTATAGGGGAACTCCTGCGGAGGCTTGGGCCGAGCTACTAGCCCAGCCTTGCCTATGTTGCCGATCACCTTAGTTTACCTCGGTGACGTACAGTGTTCCTTCGGTTCCTATAACAGATACCGCTGCGCCTCTAGGGCGTGAGAAGTATTCTGTACCACCACCGAACAGGGGCATGGACGCGGTTGTTGCTACTGATCCGATTGCTATAAAGCAGTCGTCTGTAGCAGCGATGCGTACTATTGTGTTTGTTGCGTCAGACGCTGGAACGCTTGCAGCAGCGGCTGATATAGTAGCCGTGCTTGTTACAGAGCCAGCGCAGGTGAACGCTTGGACAGGCGTGTTGTCTACGTCTCGTGCTAGTTTGGTCATTATTTTGTTCCTTTCTTGATGGCCTTCGCTAATCCCTTAGCGTATACCGATTTGATTAGTCTTACTACGTGCTCTTGGAGGTAACAGTCCACCTCGTGCTCGTCAGCGTCCGTAGGGACGCCGTGTGCTCCATTGAGCATACGAGCTACGTGGTGGGCCTCATGCCATGTGACGTACTCCTCATAGTCCTCAGGGAGGGCTACGTACATCTTGCCTTTGTGGGTTAGAACCGCACCTTCCATCGCAGAGCGATCTAGGTCTAGCATCTCCCAGCTCTCATCGGTAGTGGCGATATAGATAGGGAACTTATATGGTTCTACGATTACCTTGGCTGGCTTCATAGTTATTCTATCCTTCTATGATTGTTTTAACTTCCAGAGCGTACGCACGTATCTGTGTCGCGTACTCAGGTGATTTACGAATGAAGACAGTTGCTGCGGCTTCTATGTCGCGGCAGTACGTTTCAAGCGTGGTTGTTTCCTGCAACAGTTTTGCTGGCAGGTCGTTTACTATTAGTGTTGCTAACATGGGTTATCCTTAGTCGTCGTCGTCGTCGTACCATTCTTCGTCGTCTTCGCCGTCGCCGCCTTCGCCGCCCTCGTCATCTTCTGAGAGTGTCATACCTATGATCTGCACCAGTGGCTGGCTGTTGTACCCTACGAATCCTGGGATCGCCGAGCAATCAACTTTGTACGTCTCACCTGTGAGATAGCCTTCGTCCCACTCAGCCCCACCTTCGCCACCGTGTAGGTAGCTGGGTATGGTGTTGGTAGCTTCGCCATCCGTGAAGGTGATCTGCACCCACGCGCCTATACCGTTCTGTCCGGACATAGCTTCTAGTGGGCAGTGGTACGAGCCATTGGCTACGCCTGTTACACTACCTGCTATCAGGTACATTTCAACGGGTACCCAGTTTATACCTTCAGACCAAACGTCTTGCTCGTATATACTGGTTACCACTACCTCTGGATATGTGATTATGTCCTGCCAGTCGTTCCGACCGCTGAACCAGCACTGTGGTACGAGTACTTCGCCCACTCTGTAGTTCATAGCGAAGTCTGAGTAGCCGGGTATGCTACATGAGATTAGCTGACCTGACGTGTTCCATGTCATACTCAGTATCTCGCCCATTCCGTCGCCACTCGTGTACATGATAGGACGCCCACTTGTACTATATCCCGATAACCCCATTACGAGTCCGGGTTCAATAATAGTAACCGATGTTGGCGCACCCACAGGGTCTGCTGGGTCTGGTGGATCTGGTAGATCCGGGTCGACTGGCTGCTCTGGATCAGGATTGGGTTCTGGGTCTACGGGTTCGGGTTCGGGTATCGCGCCACCTGCGTCAGCAAGTGCGATGATACGGTCGAGTGTGTCTACCACTATAGTTGTTACCTCGGTCGTGGGGTTTATATCCCACGCCGCCAGTAATGCTGCTGATATTTGTCGGGCTTCGTAGCCCTCTTGGACAGAAGTGGAGGCTAACTGCGTCTCCTTGTCATTCACTTTCAAGAAAGTCATGAACTACTCCTTATACGGGTACGACTATCCAAGTAGAATCGTTAGATCCGAGTTTAGCTCCGATACGTAGCCAAGGTGCGCCCAGTGTCTTAGAGACATAGACGATACCCGATGCTGCGGGGGCTTCACATACTGAAACTGAGTTCCATCGGCTGCGTTCTGCGCCAATGAGGTTTACTGCGTGACTAGCGTCAGCTAGCTGTGATAATGTTGCTGTCTGTGGTGCTGCCATGAGATGGCTCCTTAGTTGGTTGCGGTTGACTCTGCGCGAGCAGGTTCGTTAGTAGGGTAACATGCTTTTCTAGCCTTCTCCGCTGACGCCAGTTGGAATAAGCTCCAAATGGTGACGGCAATGCAAAGCCAACGGCTAGTGCGAAGGATAAGATAAGCCATGTCGGGTACTCCTGAATGTCAGTGTACGTTTGCTGGACTAACTCGGCGGTGTAGTCAACTGAGGACGTATCCCCTGTCTGTACCTTCACCATGTTGTCTTCCGCTGTACCTGTTTCGTGTGTCCCCCCGACCTTCAGGTCGGCGGATACGGGTGTCAGGCTGAGTTTGGGTAATCCCGTGCAGCCCGTTAGGAGCAGCGCGATCAATAGGTACTTCATCTGCGTTTTCTCCGATTTGTGTGTAGTGCTTTGTTTTGGACGATTCCAGCTCGGGATCTGGTGGCGATATTCTCTGCTACCATCTGTTCCTGCGATCCGTGCTCTACCCAGTCTGCCATGAACTTCACAGAAGCGTCTGTATGCTTCTGGGCCATTCTGGCGTTCTCATCGACGGCAATCCGGTCTACCCACGGGCGTACTGCGCCTGCAAGTGAATCGAGCCTGTCATCGTGGATTAGTGCGCCTTTATCGCGGCTGATTTTCGTCATTTGGTGCCATAACGTATATACGGTTCTGTGATCCATCGCATACTTCTGCGTGGAGCGTATATCATCTTTCCAGACCTGTTCATTCACAATTAACTTGTGTCTGCCCATGACTGGCTCAAGTGTGTCGATTATTCGTAGTTCCTTCTGACCTGACTCCATGATGTCCTCTATCTGAGGGGCACCGGGGTGTCCTGCCGATTTGTAAGCTTCTAGCAGCACGGGCCTCCACATCTGAGCGAATGCGCCGTTACCGTAGTTAGCTTCTACGTCTATCTTGTTCACTTCGTGCTTTAGTGCTAATGCCGAGAGTTTCGTGAATACGCCCTCCGCATAGCCGCCTTCCAGTGGAAGCTGTTCCATTAGGAACACAAAGCCGTGTAAGAAGTACGTGACTGTGGCTACAGTCTCGTCACCGTTCTTGCCGCCGCCTGCGGGGTCAACGTAGATCATACGGCCTTCATACTCGTGCAGCTCGGGAGCTACGGAGAATGGGCGGTACAGTTCTACGATGTCGGGGTGTCCGGGTAAGCTGATACGTTTGTCCTTATCAGGCATCCAGTTAATCCCTCCGGGGGCTTGCTGCATATTGCAGTGCATGGTTATCAGGTTACGCGACTTTAGCGGGAACCTGTCAGCATCCATGAGTGCTGTGTTCAGCATGTGCTGAAGTTGGAAATAAGGCGTACCTTGATCGACTTCCTTTTTGACGAGGGAGTCTTCCGGTAACAAGACGGGATCAGTGACCTTACCTTGATCGCCCAGTGGCCCACCTCCGGTCTGGAGTGTTGGGTCAGCTACCATACGCTCTGAGAGCATAGGTGCGAGGTGGTCTCCGTAGTTCTCCATTTGCTTCGGGGTAGGGTATCTACCGGGCCAGATGCGGATCTTGTAACCACGTCCGGGCAAAGCATTGTAAACGGAGTCGGTTGTCTGAGGTGTGCCCAGATAACAGATCCTACCGTGCTGACAGATAGACGTGAAGTCTTTAGAGAGATGTTGTAGTTGTTGTCTCTGTATTTCTGTCATACCGTTCTTAGACGACTCTATGTCGTCCGGTACTAGCAAGTCGGCTCGTCGTCCCTGCATGTTTGCAGTTACACCGATACATGCCACTGAGGGTGATTTCTCAGCTCCTTTTAACTGCCAATGAATATCGAACGCCTTAGCGGATGATCTGTCGCCGTGATTCCGATCAGGGCGCATACATTCTAAGATGTCGAAGTTCATTATGATTTGTATCACCCAGTTGGCGATTTCCATAGCCACGTCGCTACCAGCACTGATAATCAGTATCCGGTACTTCGGGTCGTGGATCAAACACCACACTGCGTAGATAGCTACAATACTGCTCTTAGCCTGCGAGCGTTGGGCCTGTATCATTAGATACTGTGGCCCGTGCTGCAAGTACCTTCCGATGTCCACCTGCACGTCTGTGCAAGTGAAGCCCATCAGGTCTTCCATTACGTCGATAAGGAATGGCTCGAAGCTTGCGTATTCGATACGCAGCGCGTCAAGCTTATCCCATCGGGCACTGGACTCAAGTAGTAAGTCTGACATAGTGCTCTCCTATTTAGTCACTACTAGATGCGAGGCGTAGGCCCCGCTTCTCTCGCTTTCTCTTGAGCATTTCGTCGAGTTCATTCATGTTCTCGTCGTCTGCTATACTAGCCGTAATATCATTGTCTTTCAGAAACTTTATTGCGACACCTAAGGTGGCCGGGGTTGCCGTAGCAACTACTGCTTCCATGCCGTCGTCGTCTGTTATAGTTATCGTTTCATTGAGCTGGCTTATCAACACGCGAGCAATTGCTCCGTGAAGTTCAGACAGCTCCTGCTCTGTAGATCGTGCCATGTTACTTCTCCCTTATATACTCTTCGATACGAATCAGACTTCCCTTGATGTCGCGGATGTCAATTTCGATACCGTCTGTTTTTTCTTCCAGTACGCGTATGCTTGTCTGGTGCTCGGCGTGTAGCAGTGCTTCCGCATTGCTATTACCCGAGACCAACTCATACGCCCAGCCGCTGACAGCTATTGTGCCAGCGACTACCCATACTGGAACTGAATCAGATAGTATCATGAGATACTCCTAGTTTAGTTCTGTTAAGTGAATTTAATATATTATCCATGTTGTTCCGCTTCTCTTGACGAAGTGTCTAGAGTCTTGGTGGGCTATCGTCCGAGACTTACCGTACGATGATCCACCGTTCAGTTGTACTGTCCGAGTCAAACCCGAGAAGTTTGTTATCACAAAGATTTGCCCTACATCGCATGTAGCAATGGCTGGTAGGTATATCTGCCCTGAGCCTGTAGCCATGATATGGTAGTCGACTTTACTCAATATTATGTTGCTACTACCCCCTATATCTCTGAAGCGCTTAACTACTCCACCGCCAAACCGCACGGTGTGGGTGCTAGTACCAGAGTCGAATGCGTAGTTGCCAGCAACAGTTTGTACCGTTGTTCCATACTGATAGCCTACGTTGTAGGTTCCTACTGCCTTCGTTCCTACACGAACTCCCATATTCTGAGCTATGGATGATCCTGCACCAACCGCAGGCTCTGTTGAGGTCAACGCTGATACTTGACTAGCGGTTACGTTAGTTCCTAAGGTTAGTCCTACGTACGAACCAGCCTCGGTCGCATTCATGGTACCACCACCAGTGTTGTTGATGGTAGTCTGTGTCCATACTGGATACGATATGAATGTCTGCGTAGCAGCGTGTGTCTTGTTAATCGTTGCGAACGCTCCGAGAGACTGGTAAGGCCCAGCCGCTGAGTAAGGCCCAGCACCAGTTAGGTTAATAGTAGGAAGCGCCCTAAACAGACCGCCTATACCAAATAGGTTGGGGTTGGTTATGTTATACGTTCCAGTGTCCTCAACAAGCGAGGGTAGCGACTGTCCAAATGCGCCACCAGCTCCAGTTATGGTCTGTGTGACATCATTGACTATCGCTGCTGTGGGCGCGGCTGTACCAGATCCGTTACCGGAGATAGCTACGTTGCTGTAACCAATGCTTTGTAAGCCAGCATCGAACGTGTTGAGTGCTGCCCACGTATTGGCTAATGGGAGTATGTCTGTTCCTGCTCCATCAGCTCCTGCTGGCCCCTCGATGTTGCCTGACAGTATCCATGTGTTGAATGCCGCAGCATAGGTGTCACCATTGGTAGTGTTCAGGTACTGATCACCGTCATTATCGTTGGTTCCGTTGAAGGCAGCGGGAGCGCCTGCTTGCGACTTCCATGCAGCACCACGTACACCTGTGTCTCCAGTAGGGCCAGTAGGCCCAGCTACAGTGGAGTCAGCTCCTGTGTCGCCAGTGACGCCTTGTATACCTTGGATACCTTGATCACCAGTTAGTCCAGTGCCACCTGTGGCCCCGTCATCACCGTCGATACCAGCAGTACCTTGTATGCCTTGGTCTCCCTGAGCACCCGTAGATCCAGCAGCACCGTCGTCACCATCGACGCCAGCGTTACCTTGGATACCCTGATCACCAGTGTCTCCTTTCACGCCTTGGGTTCCGTTAGTACCGTTGGTACCATCGTCACCAGCTACACCTTGGATACCTTGGTCGCCCTGAGTACCAGTGCTTCCTGTGGCTCCATCATCGCCATCGACTCCCGCAGTTCCTTGTATACCTTGTATACCCTGATCTCCGTCATCGCCTTTAGCTCCGGTGTCACCAGTAAGTCCGGTGGCTCCGTCGTCGCCATCTACTCCATCGGTTCCGTTAGTACCCGCAGTACCATTCGCTCCAGTATCACCTGTAACGCCCTGTATACCTTGGATGCCTTGGCCTCCATCGTCACCGTCAGTACCGTTGGTACCCGCAGTGCCCGTGTCGCCTTTAACTCCTTGGATTCCCTGACCGCCTGTAGCACCGTCGTCTCCGTCAGTGCCATTGGTTCCAGCAGTACCCTGAGGGCCTGTTGCACCAGCAGCTCCATCGTCCCCGTCAACTCCAGCTATTCCCTGTATACCTTGTATACCTTGAATGCCGTCATCTCCAGTCAGACCTGTGTCGCCAGTGGTACCCTGTATACCTTGGTCTCCGGTCAGTCCCGTATCGCCTGTTAAGCCGATAGGGCCTTGGATACCTTGATCTCCGACATCACCTTGGATGCCTTGAATTCCTTGAATACCTTGGTCGCCCGTGAGTCCTGTAGATCCAGTAGCTCCGTCATCTCCATCCACACCCGGTACACCTTGTATACCTTGTGTGCCTGTAGCGCCGTCTGTACCGTCGTCTCCGTCGATTCCGGGGATACCCTGACTACCTGTGGGGCCTGTGGCTCCCGTGTCGCCAGTGACCCCTATGGGGCCTTGTATGCCTTGTATGCCTTGATCTCCAGTTAGTCCTGTGTCTCCAGTTATACCTTGGATGCCTTGTATGCCTTGGTCTCCGTCAGCACCATTAGTGCCGTCAGAGCCGTCAGCTCCAGTTAGTCCTACGGTACCTTGGGCACCTGCGGGGCCATCTGCGCCAGTATCTCCAGCGTCTCCCTTGACGCCTTGGATTCCTTGGTCTCCTGCGGCTCCGTCATTTCCGGTAATACCTTGGATTCCTTGTATGCCCTGATCGCCTGTAAGGCCAGTATCGCCATCGTCGCCATCAGTACCATTACTACCGTTAGTTCCTGCATCGCCTTGTACTCCTTGGTCGCCTGTCAGTCCTATTGGGCCTTGGTCGCCAGTAGCTCCAGTGTCTCCTTGTATTCCTTGGATTCCCTGAATGCCTTGGATTCCCTGTATTCCATCGTCTCCATCTGTACCGTTAGTTCCAGCAGCGCCATCAGCGCCAGTGTCACCAGTAAGGCCAGTGTCGCCAGTAGCGCCATCGCTACCGTCAGTGCCGTCAGTACCATTAGTACCAGCGTCACCCTGAATGCCTTGAGCGCCAGTATCACCAGTGATACCTTGAATACCTTGAGGGCCTTCATCGCCTGTTACTCCTTGAATGCCTTGTATACCTTGGGGGCCAGCGACTGTGCTGTCTGCACCTGCTGCTCCATCAATTCCATCAGTACCTGCATCTCCTTGGATGCCTTGGATACCCTGTGTTCCTTGTGGGCCAGTAGCTCCTGTAGAGCCGTCTGCGCCATCTAGTCCGTCTGTGCCGTTCGTACCATTGGTACCGTCAGCTCCGGGATTACCCGGCAGACCTTGTATTCCCTGCGGCCCTTCGGGGCCTTCTGGGCCTTCCGGGCCTGCTGGGCCAGTGGCTCCACCTCCGCCTGAGCCTGCTAGTGCGAAGTTATAATCGAGGTCGTCGTTAAATAGACCCTCGCGTCGCTTGCGAGTGTCATGAAACAATACCATACCGTTTGCGCCTGTTGGCCCATTGGGGGCTGTGCTATCACTCATAAATCACTCCTGAATTAGTTGGGGGCTTGCGCCCCCGTGGTTAGTCTGGATTACTTCCGGGTGTCATTTCACTCATGATCCTAAATAGGATGTTCATTTGTGAGACTGTACCAAGAGGTGCAGCAGACTGGGTGTTGCGTGCCACGATACCGTTGCTGGATGTTTCCAGTGGGTCTTGCGCGGCTTGGATCACTCCGTCTATATAGTTAAGTACGGGGATCTCATCTGCGATGGAATAGTTGGGACTTCCCTGCCCAGCGATGTTCATGATACTATCATGCGCTGAGGGCAGCATACCTGCTATTCCCATGTACTTGAACGTGTCAGCGCCAAGGTCTTCGTACTTCTTATCGAGGTACTGCTTGCGCTTCTCGCGGTCAGGTATAGTCGCGGCCATTGACTGGTAGCGTAGTACTCGGGCGATGCCAGAGGATACGGTATTCAGTGCGATGCCCATTGCGGCTTCCTTATCTGCGAACTTCAAGTGACGTGCTTGCTGCTTCTCAGCGGCTAGCATTGGGTACGACTTGAACTGCATCATGAAGGCTACCCACTGGTTCATCATCTCGGGAGATGATTCGCCTATGAATCCCTTCTGTACTTGCTGTGAGGCGTAGCGGTTCAGTATCACTCCGAACTTCGCCTTGTCCATGTCGCTCCATCGTTGTAGGTTGAGAGTCTCGACTGTGCCGTCTTCCTTATAG